CTCTTATTATGACTACACCAAAAGGCAGGCGGGGGAGATGTTTAGAGAGGAGATAAGGAAGGCGAGTTAATGCTTGACTAGCCCCGCTTATCACCTATGATAGGCGGTGTTAGTCTTTCATTAAAATCTAATGGAAGAGAACAACCAAAAGAGAAAGAGGGAGAGAGTATGAAATGCAACAAATGTGAGAGAGAGGTTGAGATAGCGGATGGCATAGCTTTATGCCATTACCACTACACCAACGAAAATCTAAAGATGGTGGGGGTAGAGTAATGAAAGCTACACCGGCCATTTGTGGCGATCACCTGGTGCCAATAAGTGAGTGTGATTGCCTAAGTTATATGCGGGAGATAACAAGATCAGCCGAACGGTTGATACAACTAGCGAAAGAGAGAGAGGAAATGAAATGAAAGATATCTGCCAATTTTGCGGGTGGGAGATAAGAAAACCTGAGTGGTATAACAGCTACGATGGCGGCTTTGCCTGCGATGATTGCTTGATGGATCAGGCGGTAGAGAGGGAGAAGGAGAACGCAATATGAAAGTAAAACAGGCACTAGAACTGTTAAATGATCTACCTTTGGAAGCTGATTTGGCTATCCAATGGTATACAAAAGAGGACATAGAGACCAACCTAGAGAGAAAGATAACGAGAGAGGTTTGGGAAGATGTCTGCGAGTATGCTTGTGATGAACCGGATATGAGAGATTTCTCTATCCCATATCTACTAGAGAAGATGGAGAGAGAAGATGGGTAATATAGTGGAGCTATTTAACGATCAACAGAGAAGGATTACCTTCTATGAGGTATCAGATAGCCAGGATATAGCCATATGGGGTGGAGAAGACCCCGTAGAGGCCTTAAAGTGGTATCGTAATAGTCCTAAGGATAGCAAGGTGAAGGTATCTGAGTGGCTAACCACCGAAGAAGATGCCAAACCTATCGTAGAGGGAGTGGAGATAACCCCACTAGTCCTTGCTACAATAGCTGACTGTATAGAGAGATGGAGTAAATGAGTAAGTTAGAAAAGAGATTACAAAGTGCGGCCGATCAAGCGGTTCGCCAGCGCAATTACCAACGAGCTAGGCAGAGAGCGTTCACTAGGTTAGCTAACACCTACCCTGAGGCGTATCGCTCTTTCCTAGAAGAGGAGAAGATGGCTGATGAAAAGATGGGTAAGAAATGGCTTGATCTTGATGGCAACACTAGCCTTACTGACACAAGGGCATAACCAATTATTTCCACCAACCACAGCAGGTAGAATACCTGATGGTGTAATAGAGAATAGGAAGGCAACACAAGATGAGAAAAATCGTAATAGAAAGATCGCAAAAGACTACGCTTCGGCTGGTTGGGGCTGGAGTGGGAGAGAGTGGACCTGCCTTGAGTCCCTTTGGACCCGTGAGAGCAGGTTTGACAACTACGCAAAGAACCAACGAGGATCAAGTGCTTACGGAATTGCTCAACTCCTTAGAGAGAAAGATAGCAGAGCTGAATTCCAAATCTTACGAGGCCTTAAATACATTGATAAACGGTATAAATCACCGTGCCGAGCCTACAACTTCTTCCTTAAACACAACTATTACTAAATGAAATTGACAGGTGTATCTCTATTCGCCGGTGTCGGTGGCTTTGACCTGGCGATGGAGCGTAATGGGGTAGAGGTTGTAGCTAACGTTGAGATAGACAAGCAATGCCAAAAGGTATTGGCTAAGCATTTTCCCAATGCTAAACAGTTCTCCGACATAACAGATGTGAAAGGAAGTGATTTAATTGGAGCAGGATTTGAACCTAGTAGAGGAATTATCACAGGCGGATTTCCCTGTCAAGACCTTAGCGTGGCTGGAAAGAGGGCTGGTCTTGTTGGAGAAAGAAGCGGATTATTCTGGGAGATTGCAAGACTTATTGAAGAAACGAAAACTGAGTGGTTCATCCTTGAAAATGTCCCTGGTCTTCTTACCTCAAACAAAGGAAAAGATTTTGGAGTGGTCATTGGAACGATGGCCGACATCGGGTATAGCCTTGCCTGGCGGGTGCTTGATGCTCAGCACTTCGGAGTTCCCCAAAGGAGAAGGCGTGTCTTCATCGTTGGCAGACGTACTGGAGACGGACTCAGTTCAGCAGAAGTATTATTTAAGTCCGAAGGCTTGCGAAGGAATACTACGCAGAGCAAACAGACGAGGCAAGACACTACCGCCAGCACTACAAGAAGCGTTAACCTTGCAAGCGGCAAGACAATAGCTAACACCATACCTGCTGAGCTTTATCATCACGGTTCAGTAGTAAATCAAGATGCTAATAATGGACACGTTGTAATTGAGAATCCATTAGTTGGAACACTACAAGCACGAGACTATAAGGGGGTTGGCAACCAGTATGTCGCAGAAAATAAACTTGTGGTGGAACAAAAGTAGGAGAGCGCAAACCAATGAAGACTATGAAACTTGGGTGGAAGGTGGCGTTGTGCCTACTATGAACGCATTTGATAATGGAGATACAAGAGCTACTACTATTATATTTTATGGCAATAGAGTTGCTGACATTAGATTACAAGATGATAAGATCAATACCTTACAAGCTAGAATGGGAACAGGTGGAAACAATATGCCTATGGTGGCTCATCCAATACAAGGAAATATGATAGGTAGAAGTGATACAGCTGGACCTGCTGGTAAAGGATATGGTGATACAGATGAACCTATGTTCTCTTTAACATCTACTGATAGACACGCTATTGCTGGTGGTATGTTAGTGCGTAGACTTACACCGCTTGAGTGTGAAAGATTACAAGGATTTCCTGATGGCTGGACAGCAGACCAAGTTGATACCCATAGATATAAACAGATGGGCAACGCAGTTGCAGTACCAGTAGTGGAGTGGATCATTCAAGGTATTACTGATACGATCTAAGCATTGACCGGTTCTTAACCTTTCTCTCCGGTCATAATAAAGAGAGCCTCACTACCCTTCCGAGTGGGGCTTTCTACTTTTTCTTAATCCAGTACTGTGAGTTAATAACTAAAGTATCTATCTCTTCCTTATGCCGCTCAGTAAATAGAAGTATTCCAGGGCGTGGTGTCTTAGATGGTGGAAGGTTTCTTCCCCAAGTGTAATCATCAAATGCCATAACACCACCACTCTTTAGTAGAGGCCAGCTAAGTTCAGCATCTAGTAGCACACCAACTGTTGTGTGGTCTGCATCAATATAAATAAAATCAAATGCACCAATAAAATTATCTAACTGTCTAATCAAATACTTATGCGTATCACTGACCACAGATACAACTGGTAGATCTTTTACCTTCTCCTGATACACCTGATAGACATCGCTGAAGTCCATCTCGGCGTGGGTTTGCTCATCACTACCCTCCCAAGTATCAACATCAATTAACTTAGAACTCTTATCAGTTAAGATGTTATTGCATAACCAAACTGTTGCATCACCTGTGAACACACCAAGCTGTAAAAACTTTAGGTTAGGTTTATCTTTGAACTCAGCAAGGTAGGTAGCAAAGTTTTGTTGTGCTGTTTCAGCAAACCAATTAGGGTAGGTAGTCATTAGTTATCCGTAGAGTAGAAGCCATTACCCTTGAAGGTAATAGAAGGGGCAGACCATACTCTGCTAGTAGTTTGTTGACAACAGATAGGCACATCTTCAACACCGTAGATAGGTCTTTCAATAGATATAACTGCACTACAAAGATTGCATTTATATTCGTAGATCAAAACAATATCCCATCTTCTAGCTTTAAAAACCCTACTAACTTAGTGCGACTAGTCCTGTTAGCAAACTCAGTTGTAATAGGTAGCCACTTATCTTGCCACTTAGGTTGAGGTATTGTAGATAAATTAAATCCCCATATCCCTTCAGGTGTAGCGTTGATATACCAAGGCACAAGAGATCTAATACCTGCTGCAAGAATTAAACCCTGATACTTACTCTCTTCTATAAGTAAGTCAGGGTAGTGGGTCTTACGAGATTTCAATTCTATAAACATCTTATCTTTAAGGGAGATGCAATCCCAGTTATCAAACTCTTCACTCTTCTCAAGGTCAGAGTAGTAAAACTCTTTAAGGTAATCAAATAACTCAGGCTCTTTTAATTCCAAGGCGTTTGTCCTCCGAGCCTATCTTGTAATCTACGCAAGGCTGATATACATCTGCGATCTGCTGTAGATGTAGCACACTCTAGGTATTGTGCTATCTGTTGCAGAGTAAAACTATCGTGGTATCTCATCTGTAGTATGGTCTTATCCTCTTGCTCTAGCTTTAGATAAGCCTTCTTAATATCTATTAGGATCGCTAGTAGGTTGCCACCTTCAGCAGGTGTTGATTGCTTACGAGGTGTGCCATCGTTGATCATCTCCTGTGCTTGCTCTAATACTGTGCCATCTACTACTGAAGATATAACAAAGGGTATTAACTGAGCAATAGTTGTTGTGTCATAGAAGGCTTCATCAGTTGTCTTATACCCAGCCTTACGAGCCTTCTCTTTACGAGCAAACCGTTCAGCCATTCGTTGCATCTGATATGCAATTCGTCTTTCATTTTGTTCACGCTTGTTAGCATCAGGTTCGTTTAATAGATCAACAAACTGTTGCCCTCTACCAATAGCCCAGAGAAAACACTCCTGCTTTATATCTGCTAGATCTACCCAACC